TTAAACCTACCCATTCTGATTTAGCTTGGTGATAGCCTTTACTAAAACCTTCCAAATAGCCTAATCCTTTATCAATTTTAGACTTGGCATATCCCTCAAAGTCGTATTCAATCATGTGTTCTTATCCTTTAATTTTTGTTCCGCTTTCTTAATATTTACATAATCAGTTCTACCACAATCAACAATGTCTTTTATTTCCTCATCAGTCAACCCTACCCATTCTTTACCTTTACCAAAAAACTTTTCAACACAGGCAACGCAATACAACGCATAACCACCACCATTTCCACATTCAGCACATCCTTGTGGTGTGGTGTAAAAAGGCAATGGCTCAACGTCAATTGTTACTGGTGCGGTAACTGTTGTTGGCTTTGCCCAGTAAAAACCGCCTTTTTGCGGACTAAAATAAGCAACAGGCTCGTCTTGCTCTTGCTTTAGTGCTTCTGCGTTTAATTGTTGTGCATGTTCCATCTGTTGCTTTTGCCACTCAACATCCTCTTTTGAGTATTGCAACAAAACTTCGTTATTAGTCAACCCTACCCATTCTTTGTTTAGCGCATCCTCTATTGTGCGGACAAATCCTGCACTAAAGTGATCTAAAAGTATATTTATAGCTTCCTGTCTAGTCATATCAACTCCATATAAATTCCTAGCAATGTTCTTAACATCCATCTTTGAAAAGCATTGGGCGGTTTTGGTATATGACTGTGAAAAATTATGTTGCTATCTTTACCAAGTCTAAAAATAATATTTGGCTTGGGCGGTGAATAAAAAGTATATTCTTCGTTCATTCTTGTTCCTTATGGGTAGCTTTTATATTCAAATACAACTTCAACTGGTTCGTAAGTTGCCTCAAAGATGTCAGGTTTGCATGGGTAGTGCTCACCCTTCACGCCAGTGATGATCCAGTCGCCTGAACTGACGATATGACCACCTTCTAAGGTATCAATCCACCCAAACTGAGCATTTGCCAAAGATTCTTCAACAGCAGGATGGTCGCCCATCTTGAACCATTGTGTGGCATCAATCACCACAGGCTTTTTTCTAAACTTCATTCTTGTCCCCTTGCACGAATTAAATGAGCCAAATCAGATCCATCAGGATATTCAGATTCATCACACATCTTTGCACATTCCTCACGTTCTTTAACTGCTATCAGTTTGGCAAATGTCCACAAAGGTTCGAATCCACTATCACCATGTGCATATTCCCATCCTGCTTGTTTAGCCAATTCAATCATTTCTTCTTTAGTCATACCACCCCCAATTTATTAAGTATTTAATCCAGTCCTGATCTTCACTATGATAAACATACCAAGGGTCGTACCTACAACCTATCTTAATTCCTGTGCTAGTTGTTATCATTGTTTACTCCTTCGTTTCTTAATAGAAACTATGCCTTCCTCGACTGGCTTAGATTCACTCGCTTCTAACATAGCATCTGCAATGACAAAGCAATCTTCGGCATCTTCTTTCTCCTCACCCTTACTCCAAGTCATCTTCATCATTGCAAACATCGCATAAAGATGTCGTAGATATATCCTGTCTTGTTCTGACATAGTTTCTCCTTATGTAGTCGGTCGACTACATTACTCTTGTGGTAGGTTGTGGACTCGTATAGTAAGTTTTTCTACACGTTCTTCAAGGTAATGTATAACTGCGAATGAACGATTTAACACAGCATCGAGTTGCTCTGCTTTATCTTCCGCATTTCTGACCATCTTCTTCCACTCCAAGCACCACTCGTGGTATTTAGCAATCTCTGCTCGTTGCTCTTCAATCGTATCTTTAAACTTCTTGATAGTTTCAGAAGTTAATTTTTCTATATGCTTATCTTTAAGTTGTACACGTTGAATGACGTAAGCACCATCATCGCCTTTGATAATATCGCCTACACTATGCAATTTATAAAGTATTGCGTATACCGTTTTAATATTTAACTTCGTTGCAATAGCCACATCTTTTGGCTTCATGCTTTTAGTTTCTAAAGCGTTAAGTATCTTTTGTTTAGATGTTTGTTTTCTCATTGTTAACTCCTGTTGTTAATAAAGACTCTAAGTATGAGATGTCATTCTCATACACCACTAATGCCACACCCCCTGCTTTTATTATCTTTCTCATGTTGAGAAGTTGCAGTTCAGTTGGCTTTCCTTTTCCGGCTTTGCATTCCACGCCGTAAAAAAGTCCGTTCAAGCAAATAAGGAAGTCGGGCGCACCCTGATTACCGTAACCGCCTGTCACTGGCATCACATAATACGCACCAAGCCTATCTAAGACTTGGCGCACAGACTTCTTAACTTTTGCTTCGGGCGTTGATGCCACTTATTATTCTCCTTTGTACACCCAATAGATGTTCTTCGCTATTCGTCTACCTACACCCTCTACTTCTTCGTTGCGTTGGTCGGGGTTTAATATAGATAAGACTGCTAGTCGTTCCTTCACCCATTCAGGTAAATCGTCAATACTAGAATATGCCTTTTCTAATTCAGGTTTGAATAAGTCTATCATATCATAGCAATCTGTTTCAATAGAATTATCTCCTCTAATTAAAATTCTGTAAATAGGTTTCTCCGCAATCATACTAACAACTTGTTTTCGTATGTTAAGGAACGTATTGCCTATCGTAGCCGGCGCACATCGCTCTATATCGTATGTGATCTTCTCAAGCAAACTAAGTTTTTCCCAATTCCTTTCCGTGAAATTGTCGAGACTGCCGTAAGTACCCAATGGGTCAGTCCAACCCATGCTGTACCTATCCTTTGCTTTATATATCATGCTCATACACGCTCCAACCAATAAGTGTTGCTATCTACTTTGTAACCTACTCGTGGTACATACTGTTCATCTTTTAACATATTAAGGACAGCTATGTTACCTGCCAAGTCGCCGTCAAAATCTGAAAGTAATACTGTAGTCGGTGGACTACCATCATCTTTAATGCTGAATGCGTTATTCTTAACATCATGCACTTTGTATACCTCTGCATAAGTATCTGTGCCTATGTTCTTAATGCGTACATACATACCGAACACATGGCGCTTACGTTCTTCTTCCTGCTCGGTAAGGGTATCTACCAATACTTCGGCAAGGGTCTTGAACTCCTCGGTTACGAACGTCACGTTCTGTGCCATAAGATTCCTCATCTCTGCAATGATTGCGCTTGTCTTGTCACGAATAGGTCTTGTGATCTTATGGGGTAGTCCGTCTACTTCCTCTTTGACCCTCTCGACATTGCGAGAAAACGACCGATAAGTAACTTGTGCTAACTCCTTAATAGAATAAGGCGTAAGGTATGTGGATGCGTTCTTGGTTGCCTTCTTCAAGTCGGTAGTTATCTGCATATAATACTGATCACGACGTGATGAGTACTTAGTGTTCTTAATCTTGCGACTCTCTACCATGTACGCTCGGCTATTACCATTAACACTAAAGTCACCATAACCTATGAATCCTAAAGCATAGGGAAACTCATCCATGTATACAGCAAACTTGTTAACGTGTCTGTATGACTCCCCGGGCATAGATACCCACTCCACGCTATGTGGGGCAAACTTTGCTTTCGGCATTGCTTTACTTACCGCAGTCATATAGTTATACATTTCCTCGCTGACGTGCCAACCATTAAAGAGTTTATCTATTACTGGCGTTACGCTCTCGTGTACCTTGTATATATCTGTTTGAAACTTAGCTTCATCTGTTAATAATTCAGATATTTTTATGTATCGGATACTCATGTTTACTCTCCTGTTAAGTTGTTATTTCAATTCCACTGCATACAAACCCGCTATCTTACGCATCAACTCCTTTAACTTTTGAAGCGAATCTGGTTTTGGTGTGAACCCCGTTGTGCCACTTTTATACGCACCTATCTCATCTGCACAACATACTGCTAACGCCACCCGATACTCAGACTCGGGGTTGTTAAGTGCTTCACGCACTTTTTCTTGTGGTGTATATTTTTTCCAATACCATATCCCGCTTGTGCAAAGCTTACTTGCATATGTGGCTTTCTTGTCGTAGTCCATGTCCCCCAGTATTGGCAACATAATCTGCATCCATATCCAAAATTCTTCTATCTTGGGTTCATACTCGGCTACCAATGCTTTGTCTTTACGTCTTGTGACAAAGGGTTGCAACTCATTAGCTCTGATGAATTCACCATAGCGTTCCTCGTACACGATCTTGCTATCACGCTCTACCGTATATATCTTCTTCCCCCAGTCTACATTGAGTATGGGTTTTGGCAAGAAGTTTAGTTCGCCTTTGTAAACTACATAATGTTTGCCTTGTTGGTTGAATGTAAAATTCATACCTTTTGGTAACCATTGCTGTAAGAACTTATAGCGAGATACGGCACTGCCATTGTTCCAGTTGTTTCGTATTGTGATGTAGTCACGCCCATCTTTGCGTTCCCATACGATTGGTGCGGTATCTTCATACTGCAATGTGTTGTGCGCCCAAAAGATGTTGTTACCATCATTCAGAACATATTTGTTTTCGTTGATACGAATAATACGTTTCCAAGTGTAACGGCGTTCGAAGCCAGTGCCCAAAGGTCTAATATCTTCACTTGCACGTTTACCACGCAAGGGCTTAGTATCCATGTAGCGTTTAGCCACTTCGTCAAATGTATTTAGTCCATAGTATCCCATTGTTATTCTCCTGTTAAATTATTGATGTGTAGTCGGTCGACTACATTAGTCCAGATGTATCGTTGTTCCAACACTTGCAGTTGTCCTTGGGTTGTCAATGATGCACCACAATACTGGCACGTTCCACACACCCCATGTCCCACCTAAGTAACCATCGGTTAACACAACCACACACTCGGGCTTGATGCCTTGCTCGTTCATGTATATCGGTACACACGCCACGTCTGTGCCACCACCACCCTCGGGCTTAGTAGATGCGGGTATCTTGTATAGCTCGTCTTGTAGATACACCTCAGTCGAACACACGCTAGTGTCCCAATAGATTATGCGAACCTTGCTCGGCTTTACTTGTTCAGAGATACCCACGATTTCTGTTAAGAACTTTTCTAGTTCACGTTGACCGATAGATCCTGATGTGTCAATAGCTACCACGATCTCACCTAGTGTCTCGCTGATTGCGCTTGGCATGATGATGTCCATACCCACATATCTACGATTAGGTTTGCGCCATGTTGAATAGTCATGTCCTGCACAAGTTGTTGACACAAACTCACGCAGTAGTTCACGCCAGTCTTGCTCGGTCTTAAGTAAGTCACCATAACTTCTCGCCCCTGTCTTGGATGCAAGTGTTGAGCCTTGACGGATTGCTTCGTCAATTTGTTTCTTCAACTCCTCGGCTTCCTCCTCGCTCATCTCCTGTGCACCTTCCCAGTCGTGATCATCGAATGGACTGTCACCCTCGCCATCACCCTTACTCTTGCCACCATTGCCAGGCGGTAACAACTTATAGATTTCGTGTACGTCCATACCACGATACGCTTCGTCAATGAGTCCGTTCTCGGGCATCTTGATCCAACCCTTCTTACCTAGATCGGTATCGGCTAGTCGGATGTTGATCGCATAGTCACACGCACGATTGGCACGTTGGGCATCTTCCTCATAAAGATGTTTCCATGTGGTTAAGTGACGATACATTTTGTGATAGCACTCATGTAGTATTAAGAATCTAAATTCGGGATCGGTTAATGATTCCACGAACTCACGACCATACGCTTCGTCACGACCATTGGTACACGCAGTCGGTAGTCCATCAACTATCTTCTTCTCACCGATCATAAGTACACCGGCTAGTGCAATGAACTCATCTTGACCTACGATTGCAGTCGTAGCTTTGAACAACCGCTCTTGTGCGGTTAGTGGTTTGCCTATTGCTAACATATTATTTCTCCTGTTAAATTGTTTGGATGTAGTCGACCGACTACATCCGCCTCGTTGTTGTTACGCTTTGTCCGCAGTAAACATATAGTTGTTATCCATAGCCCACTTGGTAAACTTGGCGTTTGTCATTATTACTGATTGTTTCTTATAGTTAGGATTACGAACCTGCATTGCAAACAAACCTTGCGCCGCTTTGTCGAGCCTTGGTAGATATTCCAACCACGCATCAACCCATGATCTATCCATTGTTGCAAGTGCACGATACACAACCATACAAGTTGCTGATGCTGATTGCGGTATCTTTGCGTTCTTGGGGTCTTGCTTGATCTCCTCTTGTTTTGGTAGATCATCTACTAAACGAATGTATGCGCCTAAGTCCATACCACCACGATCACCGATAGTACCAATGAGATTAGACTTGAGAGAATTCTCGCTGATACGATCTTTAGCCCACAACCAATGAGATGCCAGTTCCAATGATCTTGGAGTAACAAATGCGGGGCGTTGCGCCTTGGGATGATAGATGTATGGGTTGCCACCTGTCTCGTCCTCGGGATTGTCTACGTCCTCGAATGATTGGAATAGTTGTTCGCCGTGTTCCTTGACCCACAGAATAAGAGACGGATGTATTCCTGCATTGATTGCAAAGTTGTCGATCCACTCAGTTGCCGTTGGTTTCTTAAGACGTATCGTAGTGATACGATTCCTGTGGTGTGGCATAAGCAAATCACCCACGCCCTCTGCGCCTAAGTTAGTCGTTGCAAAGATGATTGAATCTTTGTGTAACTTCTTTGTACCCATGGTACGTTCTAACATCATACGCATCATGCCGTTCTTAACACTTGGATTGGCTTTGCCGAACTCGTCAATCATTAAGATGATTGGTTTGTCATGGTGTATACCCATCTCCTCGTTAGGTACGAATCGTACATACTGTGCATCGTCACCCATGTCCAGTATCTTAGGCATCATCAAGTCACCAAGGTCTTTAGTTGTACAGTCGAAGTAACACGGGATGTGGTTAGGTAATCTCTCAGCCAACATCTTAAGGATTGATGATTTACCTGTACCCATGTGACCTACCACCAATGTGGTTAGTAGATGTCCTGTTGCTGATATTGAATCGACAACCTCGGGAATTGTTTGTGCAAATAAACGCTCTGCGGTTTGAATAGCTTTAGCCATTTGATTTTCTCCTGTTGATTAAAAAATAAATTAAGATGTAGTCGGTCGACTACGGATTACCAATTGAACTCGTTGAGTAAGGCATCGACCTTACCCTTCACATCGTGACGTAGATCGTCATCTTCTCTTAGTGCATCGGGCGTTACTCCTAGCATTGCATCTTCAATTTTTTGCTTGGCTCGGCGCATCTCAGGGTCGTTCGTGATGTTGAACTTGTCCAGTAGATCGCACATCTCCACTACATTAGTCACCAATGTATTACGGAATATCTGCTTGTCATTCCCTGCTAACTTGGTGCTCATGTTCTTAAGCGCATCGTGCATACGTTCCCATGGTTCACGCATCGCTTGTTCTAAACACTTCTTGTAGTGTTCCTCGTATCTCTCCTTAATAACTTGTTGTGCATCGTTGTTGATGTCCAGTCTGAAATCCCCTGCATCGGGCAATGGAATCTCACAGAATCTGAATCTGAATTTGTCACGCACTACGCCCACCTCGGGATAGTCGTCTGCGCTGAATAGGTTACCCAGTTTCTGCCTTGATCGGTTAACTAACACATGATAGTCACCTAAGAAGTCATCGACTAAGTTGTTGAACTCGTTCGCCATGCCTGACATCTCTTTAACATAGTTAAAATATAAAGATGTTGGTATGAGTCTTAGACCTGAGTCTGACCACGGCATGGTCGCATGGTAGTGGTACGTCCTAGCGTTACCCGCAAACTTTTGAATCACATCGAACTTCGGCTCGTCTGCGAATAGTTTCTTAGAGTAGTTACCCGCTCTTGTGGTAGTTTGTTTGGCTGTGTCGATCTCCTTGGATACACCCTTGTCGAACTTGCGACCTGTCCACACGCTGATGTTTAACTCCACAAGCATTGCTGAACTGCTGATGCTTGGCACTGATGTAGTCGGCAGACTACAGATTGAACTTGTTGTTTCCATTTCGTTTTCCTTTATAAAAATTAACTAACACAATTACTAACTCACAATACATATTCTAACACAAGATGATACATAAGTCAAGTATTTAATAGACTTTGTTAAGGTATGATAGCTAAATCATCCCCGATTGGATCATCGCTAAAATCAATATCAAACGATCTTTTTATATGGATGCCATAGTTAAACGCATCCATCGCACCACCTTGTTGTTCCTCTATGTCGTTAGACTCCTCGCCTATCCGCACATACTCGTACCCACAGTCCTCGGGGAATCTCTCAACGGCAAACTCCATGAGCCATGTGTGCGCTTGCACCTCGGGGTAAGACTCATACCACTTAACATCATCCCATGTGAAGTTAACATTGAACTCTCCATCTGTCTCGTTGCACTCGATCCCACACTCTTTAAGTGCTTCGACCTCGTTACCACCCTTGACCATGACAAGTGCAATGAACTGATTGAGTATGTCCTTTGTCTTGAAGTGAATCGAATACGCTACGTCTGATCTATATCCCATGATTTGTCCTCCTAAAATGTTTACTGTTTGTCTCATACTCTCGGCTAATGCCTTCGTGTACTCCTCGCCAATTTGATGCCAGTTTTTGTCGTCAGTCTCCATCGGCAAGTCCTCCGAACTTTGTTCTCGGCATTGTCAGGAATAGACGATCCTCGTCCATGGATTGAAGATGTACTTCTGTGTCTGTCCAATACATCACACAGTAACGTCTTTTTTGGTAACGTATGATTTGTCCTGTTAAGCTAGTCATTTGAAATCCTCCTGTAGTTTCTTAATTGCATCGACCATTTGGTTTCGAGCCTCGTCATTGTGTAGTATGTGTAAGATCATTAGGTGTCTAATGTGTGCATGGTATCGGTAATAAACCGCAAGGACTGTGGCTACTACGCACCACACCCACAAGAACAACTCACTCAAACTAATATCTATTTGCATATCGCCTCCAATAATATATAGAATATAAAACCCCACGACACTATGGTAAGAACCACATTCACAACGGCGTGTACTACTTTATCTTTAAGTTGTTGGTTAGTCATTTAGTTTCCACCCATAAGTTGATAACTGCATCTGTCCCGCCATGTCGAACTTGGCATCGAATAATTCGTTTAGTGTTCTAGCTTGTGTGTATGTCAGCCGTTTAAATTCAATACGTTGTTTGTCTTTGAACTCGGCATGGAATGTGTAAGTGTTTTTCTTTGTAGTCGGTCGACTACATTCCTCGCCCCACATATCTATTGTTTTGTTGTCTACGTCTTGCTTCATTTGGTTTCTCCTTGGTTAGCCATGCTCTCATCTCGCATACCCATGATGTATGCGTAACGCCACACTTCACTTGCGAAGTCGATCAGGTTGTCTGATAGCAGTAAGTCGTGCTTATCCGCAATCGACTGCAATACCTCTAACGAATTGTCATCGTCTAGTCTATTTATCATTTGACTAACCCTCCTTTAGTGTTTATCCCTATAAGATCTTCACGATTGAAACACGCTATGTAGTTGGACTTGTGCATAGGCACGACTGTGAACTTGCGTTGCTTGGCTTGGTACTCACCACACAGTAAGCATAAGTGATACCCTGCGTCCCACCGCTTGTGTGCTACGTCATCACCGCAAGTTGTGCAAAGATGTTTGTATGTCTTACCCATTGATAGTCTCCACGTTAAGTAGTTGCATGATTGTGATGAGCGCATTGTGTGCATCGCCTGTGTAACCTTGCTTGAGCCAAAGCTCGGACAATTGCAGTAAACGCAGTGCTTCTAAGTATTCACCTTCTGTCATAACGATTCTCCTGTTAAGTTGTTTATCACAATGTAGTCGACCGACTACATCCTGCAGGGGGTAGAACAATATGTTCTAAACAATTCCCACCTACAATACATATTATAACATAATCAAGTATCAAAGTCAAGTAAATAGTGATGTTTTGTGGTAAGTTCTAATTTGTACTAAGTTATATTATTAAATAGTATATTGTTCTATTGTTCGTTTTTAGGGGGGTATTGTTCTTTTCGTAAGTTGTTGATTTTGCGAATATGTTCGTATTGTTCGATTTGTTCTTTAAAAAAAAGTATATGGGTTTTAAAAACGAAAAAGAATGTAATCTGCGTTTAGGCTCTGCCAAAACTGGTTTCAGAAATTTATAGACATGGTGTGTCAAAACGCAAGAACAATACGAACAAATCGAACATTCCTTTAAAATCAATGACTTACGACCGAACAATATGCCCGAACAATACAGATCAAAACCGAACAAATTGAAACCGAACAATGTAATACTAAAGTGTCGGAACAAATTGAAAACGAACAATATACTCGTTAACCCTAATATTGTTCGGTAGAACAAATCGACCCTGTGCTCCACGCTAACGAAAAACACTGGTATCAATTTGTAGTCGATCGCCTACATTGTTCGGTAATATGTTGCTGATAACTAAGCCGAGCCGACTGCGAAACCCTAACCCTGTGCTCTACGCTAACGACAAACACTGGTATCAATGTAGTCTAACGACTACATAATAAATAATTAAGACGAAAAAAAACCCCAGGGCAAAGCCCCAGGGTTTAAATAATAAATAATCAAGACGAAAAAAAACCCTAGGGTTTAATCCTAGGGTTCGGGGTTGCTAATTACACAGTAGTTTTATACTTTGCCTCAATTACTTGCAATGTCTTAATATCTGTACTCACGCCAATTTCAGGGTTAGTCATCGCCTGTAAGGTTCTTATTGCATGGTCAAGATACCATGCGACTTGAGCCTTTGCCTCCTTTGGTTTCTTACCTGTTTTTGGTGTTTGTGCGCCTTTGGTCTTATCATCAAGTAGTTCGCTGTCTTCCATCTTTTTAATATGGGTGACAATCTTAGAATACCTTGATGCTTTTTCGGTTTGCACAAATCTACGAGTAACCAATTCTGCCTCTGAGCATTTAGCTTTATCCTTTTGGAATATAGCTACTTCAGTCTTAGTAAATGACTGTAAAACAATTGATTCAACTTGCCCAATTACTGTTTCCACATTAGAAGCCTTGTTAGACTTATCTAGCATCGCACTAGTAATACCATCTGCGATACAGGCATCACTCGCTTTTTTCCATTTAGCTTTAGCCGTATTATCTGCATTGAGCGCATCAAGTAAAGCCTTAGAAGAACTAGAAGAAAGCACAGTCGTTACGTTTGTCATAATAATCTCCTTATCAATTAGGCGTAATGATCGTTTGCCCTACATTTCCTAACCGATGACTCTATTGTGCTAGGATTGTCATAGTTTGTCAATAGATAATAAAATTAAATAGTATTTAATAAACTTTAATAATGTAGTCGATCGCCTACATTTTAGCTAGACTGAATCGAGCACCCCACACACCCCTTTTTTAGCTTTAGTTACATACGCCGCGTAGGATTGCTATTCCGCACCCTCAACGCTCATTTTTTTGAGTTTAATTTACTCGGTCCGGCCTAAGTACTTTTAGCTGTACCTTGTCATAACATGTTTATAGAAACACCCCCCTTGTCTTTTATAGTACCCCCTAGCAAAAAATTTTTTTGTATATATAATTAGCATCACTAAGAAGCATGAGGATTGTTGGGGGACGCCCAGCTTTAACCTGAGTCCAAAGGGCTGTGACAAGGCCAGCCACAGGATAAAGATACAAAGACAGTCCTCATACTTGTTAGGGTGGTTTTGCGGGTTAGCGCCGCACTGAAAGTCTCCTTGTAAGTTGTTGAACACACACTGCTTTATGTGAGCCACCCTAATTTGTCTGGACATTAGACATGCAAATACATATTGAACCCGACGTTGGAGTCCCATTACCGAACGACGATTTGGATATTGAAGATTTTATTAGTCGTGCAGAAGCTGCCTGTGAGACAGCTAAACATCTTGGTTTGGACACGGATCCGACGCAGGATGATCTTGCCGTTGCTGAAACAATTGCGTATTCGATGGCAGAAGATCCAGTTGCAGCAAACAAAAAATTAACCAATGCCAAAGCATCTAAGCTCAGACCTGCAACATATTACGCAGTAGATAGCATATTAAAAGAGTTTGCTATTAAAGTAGTTGATAACGCAGCTCAGATTCGCCAGGTTGTAACTAATAAACTAATTCTTGAGACAGAAAACCCAGATCCCCGCGTGCGGATTCGAGCGCTTGAACTGCTTGGTAAGATCTCAGACGTTGGACTGTTCACAGATAGGACAGAAATCACTATAAATCATAGGTCTACAGAAGAATTAGTGATATCACTTAAAGAAAAGATCAATAGACTGCGTATACCACAAGAAATTACGACAATAGATCTTGATAAAGAGCTAGGTTTGCCCCAGGAAACGACTGATGCAAGCACAGATTAACGTTTTTGATCAGTTAGACGACCAAGAATTACAGTTTTTACTGGATAATTTAGACCAATTTACCCCAGAAGAGCAGGCTGAAGCCGAAGAAATCATCAATGAGATCACAAAACGACGTGAATCTAAGGCTTGTTACGATGATTTGATCGAGTTTTGCAAGAAAATGCAGCCAGATTACAAGGTTGGTAAGCACCACCGCATACTTGCAGACCACTTAATGGCGATTGCAACGGGTAAAAAAGACCGTATTTGCGTCAATATTCCGCCTAGACACGGTAAAAGTCAGCTTGTTTCTATCTATTTTCCAGCATGGTTTTTGGGTAGAAACCCGGACAAAAAGGTGCTAATGGTGTCACATACGACCGATTTAGCGGTCGATTTTGGTAGAAAAGTGAGGAATTTAATTGATAACCCAGACTATAAAACAATTTTTCCAACGGTCTCCCTCGCGCCTGACAATAAAAGTGCCGGTAGATGGAATACAAATGTGGGTGGGGAGTATTACGCTTGCGGTGTTGGCTCTGCTTTGGCTGGTCGTGGCGCAGATTTACTTCTTGTGGATGATCCTCATAATGAGCAAGACATCATTAATGGGAATTTTGACGTATTTGAAAAAGCCTATGAGTGGTTTACATATGGTGCTAGGACTCGTCTTATGCCTGGCGGTTGTGTGGCTATCATTCAAACTAGGTGGCATCAGGATGATTTGACGGGTAGAGTAGTTAAGGATATGACTCAAAATGAAGAGTCAGATCAATACGAGGTAGTTGAGTTTCCCGCTATATTAAACCAGGGGTCTAAGGAAGAAAAGGCACTTTGGCCTGAGTTTTATAACCTCACTGCACTGCATAGGACCAAAGCGTCTATGCCGCTCTTTCAGTGGAACGCCCAGTACCAACAAAACCCAACGGGTGAGGAAGCCGCAGTTGTCAAGCGGGAGTGGTGGCAGATATGGAAGCCCGAGCGTCCACCGCCTTGTGAATATATTATTATGTCCCTTGACGCTGCAGCAGAAACTCATAACCGTGCAGACTACACAGCCATCACAACGTGGGGTGTGTTTATGAACGAGGAAACAAATTTATACAACATTATCTTACTCAACGCGATTAAAAAGCGGATAGAATTCCATGAGTTAAAAGAATTAGCATATAAAGAGTACAGGGAATGGACCCCTGATGCGTTTATTGTTGAGAAGAAATCCGCCGGAACGCAGCTCTATCAAGAACTAAGACGTACTGGGATGTCAGTACAAGAATTCACGCCGCACCGTGGGACCGGAGACAAGTTAGTCAGGCTCAATGCGGTATCGGACATTATTAAGTCAGGACTCGTGTGGGTTCCTGAAACACGTTGGGCTGAAGAGGTTGTTGAAGAAGTTGCAGGATTTCCCTTTATGTCACATGATGACTTGGTTGATACCACATCTATGGCGTTAGCCCGGTTCAGACAGGGCGGGTTTATTCGACTCCCCAGCGATGAGCCTGAAGATGTCACATGGTTTAAATCTAAGCGTAACAGGGGGTACTATTAATGGATGAAAATGAAAGAGTCTATTCGATTCATGGTGGATATTACCCACCTGGAACTGCGCCTGAGCTACATGCAGCGGCTTATAAATATGCAGCTAAAAGGGGATTAAATCTTAAATCTCCTGAATACTATTTACCTGATACTAAAGAAATAACTAAAGACAATTACATACCAGCGCGTCGTGTATCACATAAAACCAAAGATGGTGTAGAGACGTTAGATACGGGGTATGACAAAGAAACAATGGGCAAACTATTGGATGCTTATAAAGTAGCCCACAAACAATTTGGTGTGCCTATGATGCACCCTAATAAAATAACGGCTATGGCGCTAGAAGAAGGTCGTTCTAATTTTGGTTTTAATGACTTTGATGAAAATAATAAACATGCAGTGAATGTTTATAAAGCGTTGGTCAAACAAGGATTTGATCCATATGCAGCGGGTTTTCCTGCGGCAATTTTAGATAAACAACAAACTGCAACTCGTTTAAATAAACCTTATTTTGAAGTTTGGAATGGTAAAGGGGAAGCAGCAAGGAACTATAACCAAAGAGTCAACAAAGCATTGGATGTAGTAGACCACCCAAAAAATCAAGAACTTAAACAATTTATTCAAGATAAACTAGGATATGTACCACCAGCAAAACCAGCGCCACAAGCAAAACCAATATCACAAGTAAGCCCAGACCTAGATATAGAACCAGATATTCAGCTTGCACAAGCATCGCCTATGGATACGGTAGTACAAAATAAAAGGGGTGGCATGATAGATAAACCGTTGCAGGGCAACCAAAAATTAATTTAAGGAAACATATGTCAATAGATAAATCACTATCGCAAGCACCATCAGGTATCGAAGATCTCATGCCAGAAGGTCCAGATATCGAAATCGAGATTGAACTAGATACCGAAGAAGGCGACCACGAGTACGAAGAGTTTGGTACGCCAGAAGGTGAAGACAAGAAATTTGAGGATAACCTTGCCAACGAGATGGACGAGGGTGACTTGCAGTCTTTGGCTCAAGAACTTTTAGAAGATTTTCAGTCTGATTTAGATGGTCGCAAAGATTGGCTACAGACTTATGTAGATGGACTAGAACTCTTAGGTTTAAAAATAGAAGAAAGATCGGAACCTTGGGAAGGCGCTTGTGGTGTGTATCACCCACTCCTTGCTGAAGCATTGGTGAAGTTCCAGTCTGAGACCATGATGTCTATTTTCCCAGCAAGTGGGCCAGTCAAGACACATGTAATTGGTAAAGAAACACCCGAGAAAAAAGAGTCTGCTGAGCGAGTTCAAGACGATATGAACTACGAGTTGACTGAGAAAATGCCTGAATATAGACCCGAGACAGAGCGTATGCTTTGGGGTTTGGGACTTGCCGGTAACGCATTTAAAAAGATTTATGATGACCCAAGTCTTGGTAGACAGGTAGCTCTATATGTCCCAGCCGAGGATATGGTCGTGCCTTACGGCGCGTCTGATTTAGAGAGTTCTGAGCGTATTACCCATGTGATGCGTAAGACTGAGAATGAGATAAAGAGACTCCAGGTCAGTGGGTTTTATAAAGATGTGGAGTTAGGCAGTCCGGTTAACGTTCTTGACGAGGTTGAGAAGAAGATCGCCGAGAAGCTTGGCTTTAGAGCTGACGCAGATGACCGCTATAAGATCCTTGAGATGCACGTTAATTTGGACTTAAAAGGTTACGAGCACGAGGACGGTTTAGCACTGCCTTACGTTGTGGCTATTGACAAGGGCACACAGAATATCCTGTCTATCCGTAGAAACTGGGTAGAAGGCGATGAGTTATATAAGAAGCGTCAACACTTCGTGCACTATGGGTACATCCCAGGATTTGGCTTTTATTGTTTTGGTTTAATCCACTTGATCGGCGCGTATGCGAAGTCAGGCACATCAATCATCCGTCAATTAGTAGATGCAGGTTCACTTGCTAACCTACCCGCAGGATTTAAAACTCGTGGTCTTCGTGTTAAGGGTGACGATACACCTCTAGCTCCAGGTGAGTTTAGAGATGTGGACGTGCCGAGTGGTTCGATGAAAGACAACATCATGCCACTGCCATATAAAGAGCCAAGCCAGGTTCTCATGGCGTTACTTAACCAGATCGTTGAAGAAGGTAGACGCTTTGCAAATACCGCCGACTTGCAAGTTAGTGATATGTCTGCAGCTGCACCGGTTGGTACGACACTAGCTATATTAGAAAGAACTTTAAAAGTGATGTCTGCTGTACAGGCGCGGATTCACTATTCACTCAAGCAAGAGTTAAAGTTACTTAAGAAAATTATTGCTGACAACGCACCGACAGAGTATGACTATGAGCCTGATGCCGGAAGCAGAAAAGCTAAGCAGTCTGATTATGAGAATGTCGATGTAATACCTGTTAGTGATCCGAACGCGTCTACTATGGCGCAGAAGATTGTCCAGTATCAGGCAGTTATGCAGCTTGCTCAGCAGCAGCCTCAGTTATTTAATATGCCGTTCTTATATAGGCAGATGTTAGATGTTTTGGGTATTAAGAATGGGGCTAAGCTCATACCACTACCGGAAGATCAAAAACCAATGGACCCTGTGACGGAGAACCAGAACGTGTTGATGATGAAGCCGGTCAAGGCGTTTGCATACCAGGATCATCAGGCACATATTGCTGTACACATGTCAGCTATGCAGGATCCCAAGATCCAGTCTCTATTGCAGAATAATCCGATGGCTCAGCAGTTGCAGGCCGCGATGATGGCTCATATTAATGAGCACTTAGGCTTTCAGTACCGAGTCGAGATTGAGAACCACCTTGGTGTATCGTTGCCCCCACAGACAGACGCGTCAGGTGAGGACTTGCCGATTGATCCAGAGATGGAGGCTAAACTTGCTCCGCTACTTGCCCAAGCCGCACAAAAATTACTGGCACAGAACCAGAGTCAAGTGCAGCAGCAACAAGCTCAGCAACAAGCACAAGATCCGTTGGTCCAGCTACAACAGCAAGAGATGCAGCTCAAGATGCAGGAGCAGCAGCGCAAGGCAGCTAAAGACCAGGCGGACAACATGCTCAAGGCTCAGCAGCTCAAGTTAGATGCGCAGAAAGCTATGATGCAGAACGCTACCCAGAGAAAGCAGATCGACGTAGAGGCTCTCAAGTCAGCGGCGCAGATTAAATCAGATCGCAGAGATAAGGCCGTGGACATTAGGCACGATGCGATTAAAACCCTTGCAGAACACGAGCACCAGACACGGTTGCAGACAATTCAGGCAAAACAAAAATCAAATAAGGAAACTAAATGAATGACTTGGAATACTTACTAACAGAGTACAAAGACCGCATGACTATGCTTTCTGAGGCTCTCGGTAGGGGGAACGCTACTTCTTTTGAGGAGTACAAGTATATATGCGGTCAGTTACGAGGTCTTGAAGCCGCATGTTCAATCATCATAGACCTCAAACAAAAAATGGAGCATTCGGACAGTGAATGATATTAACCTAAACGCGGCAGTAGATTTAAGCGCAATCTTGAATAAACCAGCCGAAGAAAAAGCCAAACAACTCCCACAGCCCTCTGGATATCACATTCTTTGTGCAATTCCAGACGTTGAAGAAGAGTTTGATAGCGGGATAATTAAAGCAGATACCACAATACATTATGAGGAGTTGCTTACAACAGTTCTCTTCGTAGTTTCTTTGGGGCCTGATTGTTATCAAGATAAGACTAGATTCCCATCTGGTCCATGGTGTAAACAAGGCGACTTTGTCCTTGTTAGACCTAATTCTGGTAGCAGATTAATTATTCATGGTAAGGAATTTCGCATGATCAACGACGACAGTGTCGAAGGGATTGTGGATGATCCTCGTGGTATTAGACGTAAATAAAGGAGCCGGACATGGCAACATTTGAAGCACCGAACGCATTTCCTGATCCAGATCAAGAAGAAGCTACGGGTAAACCCCTAGAGACAGAGTTAGAAATAGAAATTGAAGACGATGTCCCAGAGGAAGACCGTAATAGAAAACCAGCAGATCCCGAGAAAGTCAAACAACTAGAAGTAGAAGTAGACGATCTTGACAAATACAGCAAAGAAGCTAAAGACAAACTAATCCGCATGAAGCGGGTTTGGAATGACGAACGCAGACGTGCAGATGCCGCCGAAAGGGAACGCCAAGCCGCTATAGAAGCCGCCCAAAAACTCCATGAGGAGAATAAGCGTATTAGACACATGCTTACAACGGGTGAAAAAGAGTACGTTCAAGCGGTTAAATCTTCGTCTGAAATGCAGCTTGAAATGGCTAAAAAAGCTTACAGAGAAGCCTATGATTCTGGCGAATCTGAAAAAGTTCTAGAAGCCCAACAAGCACTCACAAAAGCAACACTTGAATTAGAAAAAGCAAACAATTTCAAGTTACCTTCTTTACAAGAGGATAGATTTGAGGTACAAACGCAACAACAGCAACCACAACGTGCACCTGTAGACGACAGAGTTGCACAATGGCAAGCAGAAAATCCTTGGTTCGGACAAGACGAGGAAATGACTGCTTCAGCTCTTGGGTTACATGAAAAGCTCAAGCGCACAGGTGTAGTTGTTGGTTCTGAAAAGTATTACGCAGAGTTAGACGCAACAATGCGAAGAAGATTCCCCGAAAACTTTGAGGATTCGGATGAAGTAGAAGTAGAGGAACCTCCTAGAAAAGACGTTTCTAAGAAACCCTCAACGGTCGTAGCGCCCGTTAATAGATCGACCGCATCTAAACAAAAAGTTAGACTGACAAAATCGCAGCAAGCGATAGCCAAAAAGCTGAGTTTAACTAATGAGCAATATGTCCGTGAACTTTTAAAACTGGAGGCCTAACATGGCTGAAAACAAACTTAACCGTGATTTAACAACTCGTGCTCTAACTGAGCGTCCCAAGCAGTGGATGCCACCGGAGCTTCTTCCAGAGCCAGACAAAGAGCCTGGATACGGTTACAAATGGATTAGGGTATCAATGCTCAACCAAGCTGACCCACGAAATATCAGTACGAGATTCCGTGAAGGTTATGAGCCTGTGAAGCTAGAAGAGCAACCCAAATTTAGACTGCTAGTCGATCCCAATAGCCGTTTTAAAGACGAAATTGAGATTGGCGGATTGTTACTATGTAAGCGCCCAGTTGAGTTTGATACGCAGCAGTTTGCATACTATGCAGAACAAACTAAATTGAATGCCGAAGCAGTTGACAATAATTTAATGCGTCAAAGTGATCGCAGGATGCCCATCTTTAAGGAAGGTCAGTCTGCAGTAAGCTTTGGTAAAGGTTCTTAAACTTTTGGAGATTTAAATGGCATATCCTACAGTATCGGCCCCATATGGCCTAAAGCCTGTAAATCTTATTGGTGGACAAGTCTTTTCTGGAAGCACACGTCAGTTGCCTATCCAGTACGGCTACGCTACTAATATTTTCTACGGCGATTTCGTTAACTTGACCCAAGGTTTTGTAAACCGTCAATCAGTTTCTACTGGCGGCGGAGCATCCGGAATGGTTGGTATTTTCCTTGGCTGTAACTATACAGACCCAGTTACTAAGCAAAAGCGTTTTAGCCAATACTGGCCCGCAAGCACTTTAGCTGGTGACGCATTAGCGGTTGTTTGTGATGATCCTGACACAGTTTTCAAAGCTGTTGTTTGCTCATCTGGAACTACTGTTGCATCAGCAAGCATCCCCATGATTGGTCAAAACTACCAGATGATTAACAATACTGGTAACGTCAATACTGGTGACTCTGCTAACGCATTACTGTACTCTGCAACTTTGACTACAAGCACATTCCCTGTGCGCGTTGTTGATATCGTTCGTGATACAGCTTACAGTTATTCAGCAACTGGATCTTCAAGTTCTACTACTATTACCATGACAACCGGACCTAACGGTAACGTGTTGCAAGGTGCTGACGTAGCTTATGTTGCATCCAACGGACAGCTTATCGAGACAGGTTCTTTTGTTACAGCAGCGATTGCTTCTGGCGCAACATCTGGAACTTTGAACGTGGCTCCAGCAGTACCGGGTAGCATAACCGCTATTCCTTCCGCATCAACTATTGTGTTTACAAATTATCCTGAAGTGCTTGTTAAGCTTAACTTCGGTATACATGAGTACTACACTGCAACCGCTGTTTAAGGAGTAACATAAAATGGCTATTTCACGCGCACAACTATTGAAAGAGTTGCTCCCTGGACTGAACGCATTGTTCGGATTAGAGTATGCAAGATACGGCGAAGAGCACAAAGAGATCTATGAAACAGAGACCTCTGAGCGTTCATTCGAAGAAGAAACAAAACTGTCTGGATTCTCAGCAGCACCTGTTAAGGCCGAGGGCAATGCCATCGCTTATGACAATGCGCAAGAAGCATGGACAGCTCGCTATAACCACGAGACTATTGCTCTTGGCTTCTCCTTAACAGAAGAGGCGATTGAGGATAACTTGTATGACTCTTTGTCTGCACGTTATACAAAGGGCTTGGCTCGCGCTATGGCATATACCAAGCAAGTGAAAGCTGCTGCTATATTGAACAACGCATTTAACGGCGCTTATACCGGCGGTGATGGCGTTTCTTTATTGAACTCAGCTCACCCGCTAATTAACGGTGGTACAAATTCCAACACTCCTTCTACTGCTGCTGACTTGAACGAAACAGCCCTTGAAAATGCTGTTATTCAAATCGCTGCTTGGACAGACGAGCGCGGACTTTTGATCGCTGCTAAACCTAAGAAGTTGATTGTTCCTCCAGCACTCCAGTTCGTTGCAACTCGTTTACTCGAGACAGAACTCCGTGTTGGTACAAACAACAACGACATCAACGCAATCAAGAACAACGGTTCTGTCCCAGAAGGTTACACAATTAACCACTTCTTGACAGCACCTAACGCTTGGTTCTTGACAACTGATGTACCTAACGGTCTCAAGCACTTCGTTCGTACACCGCTGCAAAACTCCATGGATGGTGACTTTGACACTGGAAACGTTCGTTATAAATCCCGTGAGCGTTATAGCTTTGGCTATTCTGATCCACTTGGTATTTATGGCTCATATTAATCTTAAATGATTAATTTATAAAGGGGCTTAGGCCCCTTTATTTTGTGGTATACTTACCTGTATCAAAGTCACAGGAGTTAATATGGACTACCCAACCACAAGAGAAGAAGCAAAGAAAACCGGCAGTAAGTACTATTTCACTGGGCAACCCTGCAAACATGGGCATATAGCTTTACGCAAAACTAAAGGCTCATGCACGGAATGTTTAAAGGTTGAATGGACTAAAGGAAATGAAACCCGTGCAGAGTATTTTAAGCAGTACAACCAGTCCGATGCAGGACAACAAGCTAAAAAAGAATACTATGAGCGCAATAAAGAAATAGTCAAATTAAAGGCTATGGCGCGTCCTAACGAACAACGGCAACAATATAAAAAAGCATGGAAAGAAAAGCACCCCGACGAAGTAAAAGCAAGCACTAAACATCGTAGGGATAAACACAAACAAGCTACGCCCACATGGCTTTCTTCTGAGCAAAAACAACAAATAAAACAGCTGTACATAGACGCTATGACTGCTACGCGCATTACAGGAACGCCTTATGTCGTAGACCATATAGTACCATTGAGGGGGGAAACGGTTTGCGGTTTACATGTACCTTGGAATTTACAAATAATGTCACGCGCAGAAAATCTTAAAAAGTCCAATAAACTTGTTGACTCCGTCCAAAAATAGTGTATTATTTGGCTATCTGGGAATTCCACCTTGTTGCCACTGGCCCAGCAGACGATGCAACGATTAACAAGGTAACTTTTGCATAAGGACTCATTGTCATGGCACGTTCCACATTTTCCGGCCCAATTCTTTCTGGGCAAAATCGTTTTGGCCCCAATAGAGATGTAGGTTACACAGACCTCGTTCAAACGACTCTTCTAGATTTTTCAGTAACGGCCCCCGGTGCTAACTACGGTGGCGCTTCAGGTGTATTTGTTGCTTCTAACAATATCCCCAATAGCGCTGCTACGATCTGGACTCCTCAGTCTGGTGTATTTAGCAATAGTGGACCTACTAAAGCTTCTGCTCCTACAGCAGATGCAACCAACCTCGTATACCGTGGTGTTGTGTTTTATGTTCCTTATAGCTGCAATATCACAGATGTTATCCTTGATATTGGTACAGTCCCTAAAGACAGTGCAGGTACACCCGTTGCAGTAAGTGCAATTCAGCCTTACGTTTCAAACAACTTTGCAACATCTACTGGTGTTTACGCTACATTTAGCAATATCTCTAGCCCTGCTGCTCAGAGATACACAGGTACATTTGTTGGCTCACAACTAACAAACAGCAATGCTACATTGCAAGACTTCCAAAACCCCAACGTTGGTCAAGACCCAGCATGGTTTGGTCAGATTGTTGTAACTTTAGCGATGACTACTACAGCGGCTGGTCTTACTTCTGGTCAGGTCGAAGTAACAATTCGTTACAACCAAAACGACATGAACATTGGTAACGCCACAACTTACCCATACGGTAACTTTGACTAATCTCTAGGGGCTTCGGCCCCTATCTTTAACCTTTAAGGAGATTATTCATGGCAACATCGTTATCTAGTGGCGGCATACTTCCGTCAACAACTCGTCAAAACAAAACAGAACCATTTGATTTGCAAGTGGCTCGCGGGCAAGTTTATGGGCATAGTGTTTTAAACATTTATGGTTATCAAACATCAGTAGGTACATCATTTGTGCCTGTATGGGAAGGCAATAGCTCCTATACTTTCCCGTCATCTGCTATTCAAATGCACCTTGTCAGTTCTGTTAACACGGGCGCAGATGCAACTTCGTTGATAACTATCAGCGGCTTAGACGCAAACTACAATCAAATTTCTGAAAATATAAAGCTTAATGGTACAACGGCTGTAACTACAGTAAAGTCTTATTTCCGTGTCAACAGTATGTCGGTCGCTAGTGGCGCCCCTACTGGCAACATTACGCTAAAAGACACATCAGATACAACGCTGTACGCAGAGATTGCAGCAGGCAACGGTCGCACTTTGATGGGTATTTACACCGTGCCCGCAGGATACACGTTCTACTTGAGCCGTATTGACATCAATACCAGCTTAAACGCTAATCCCGCAGGTTTTGCAACATACCAGAACTACCAAACAAGTAGCGCAGGTGTGCCCACCGTTACTATTGTGGCTCCGTTTACAAACAACTATCATACACAGCGAGTAATGCCTAGGGCTGTTCCTGAAAAAACAGACATTCAGTTGCAAGCAAAAGTTAGTACCGGTACTGCGGCTTTGACAGTTTCGCAAGAAGGTTATCTGATTAAAAATGCAGCAGACGTAGGGAATACATAATGGCTAAGTCCCCAGCATGGCAACGTAAAGAGGGTAAAAACCCAAATGGCGGTTTAAATGCTAAGGGACGAGCTTCTGCTAAGAAAGAAGGTATGAACCTTAAACCTCCAGCTCCACATCCAAAGACAAAAAAGGATGAAGGCCGTCGTAAATCTTTTTGCGCCAGAATGAGCGGTATGCCTGGTCCAATGAAAGATGAAAAAGGAAAGCCAACGCGTAAAGCGCTGTCTTTAAAAGCATGGAATTGTTAAGTAAGTGCTGCACCAAGTGTAAAGTAGAAAAACCGTTAGATGCGGTTAATTTTCCATTACACAATAAAACTAAATTAGGTTTTGATAGTTGGTGCCGTACTTGCCGTGCTTCTTATCGAAATGAAAATTGCCGAGGTAAACATAGATCTGTTATTTCAGACGAAGCCCTAAAAGAACTTAAAGCAACAACAAAAGAGTGTGTTATATGTGGAGACGAAACTAAACTAGTCGTTGACCATGACCACATAACCGGTAAAATTCGTGGAATGTTATGTAATCATTGCAACCGCGGTTTAGGACATTTTAGAGACGACCCTACACTACTTGAATTCGCTGCACAATATTTATACGCTTCTGTGGATTCACCTAAGTGGGATAAATATAAAGAAATTAGGGAAAAGATCTAAATGGACGTTATGATACTTTGGAACTCCGCACTATCGCTTTTTGTCGCGATCATAGGGTTTTTCCTTAAGGAGAAATTTAATGAACTGCAAAGAGTTACCATCCTTCTTAACAGAACCAGAGAAGAGATTGCTAAAGAGTACGTTACAAAGCAAGAAGTCCATGCAGACATCACTAGGGTTTTGGACCGTCTTGATAGGTTGGACGAAAAACTGGATAGGCTTATGGAGATTAAGAATGCCAAGTAGCAGTAAAAAACAGCACAATTTCATGGAGGCGGTGGCCCATAACCCAGCGTTCGCCAAGAAAGTAGGAGTCCCCAAAAATGTTGGGGAAGATTTTAGTCAAGCCGACAAAGGCAAGAAATTTTCTAAAGGTGGAAATATGGCAGCAAAAGAAACAATGGGTACCCGCAGTATGTCGGAAGATGTAGAAAAGGGATCTAACAAGCATGGTAAATTTGGTGAGTCTAAACTTCAAAAGCGTGGGCACACTAGAGATATCGAAGAGAAAATGGCGGGTAGTACTACTGGTATGAAAAAAGGTGGTAAGACTGTTAAGAAGATGGCTTCTGGCGGTACAGCCTCAGCTCGTGCAGATGGTATTGCTCAAAAAGGCAAGACCCGTGGTAAATTTTGTTAAGGACTAGTTATGAAAAATGATCATCCCCCATTAATGAAAGAAGCAGCTCCAGCTCATACACACAACGTGCATATGATGGAGAAGATGGAAGAAGGCGGTCACGTTCATCACCACAAAATGTATGGTGAACACTCTGCTGGTCACATGAAGCACCACGAGCATGTTAAAGCCATGTGCGGCGGTGGAATGGCTAAAAGAAAATGATGGCGAGTCGGGGAATGGGCGCAATCCGCCCTTCCAAAATGCCTGAAGCTAAAACGGTTGTTCGTAAGGACAATCCAAATGACGTTGAGGTCTACAAAAAAGGTGGACCTGTTGGACTTTATGCCAATATTCATGCTAAGCAAAAGCGCGGAGCAAAGATGAGGAAGCCTGGTCAAAAGGGCGCACCTACAGATCAAGATTTTATTGAATCAGCTAAAACTAGGAGAAATAAATGAGTTTACTAAAGCATATTGAAGAGAATGTTGAGCACTTATATGCTCTTGTTAAGCATATGGCTCAGGTTCAAGAATCTGCGCACGGTGCAGTTACTAAAGAAACTCAAGCATTTATTGATAAGATTGAAGAGCATCTAAAGATTGCACAACCTGCTGCGCCTGTTATTGAAGCTCCTGTTGTTATAGCCGCCCCTGTTGTTATAGCCGCCCCTGCTGATACGAACGTAATTACTATGTCTGTGACTCCTGCGACCGTACCTATTGAAGCCCCACAGACAGACGCACAAAAACAATTTGCAGCTAACAAAGCTAATTAATAATGGCTCAAACATCTGGAACCGCATCATTTAACTTAGACCTAACCGAACTGGTCGAGGATGCTTTTGAGCGCTGTGGACTCCAGATGCGTTCTGGATATGACTTGCGTACTGCACGTCGGTCTATCAATTTGATGACAATTGAATGGGCTAATCGAGGTATTAATCTTTGGACTGTTGAGGAGTGTGTGATCCCTTTGGTTACTGGGCAAGCGTTTTACAACGTGCCTAATGACACCATTGATATCCTTGATTTAGTTACCCGTACAAGCAATACCAGCACCTCTAATCAGGCGGATATTAATTTAAGCCGTATTAGTGAAAGTACCTATTCCACAATACCTAACAAGTTAACGACGGGGCGCCCTATTCAAGTCTGGTTTAACCGCCAAACAGGTAACGCCAACCCAACGACGATTACTCTTGCGTCTACTTGTTTAGCCACAGATACGACGCTGACTTTAAGTACAACGCAGAACCTGCGTAGTTCTGGGTATATCCAGATTGATAATGAAATTATTGGTTACGCTAATATCAGCGGTAATCAGATCGTAAACTGTTATCGTGGACAAAACGGCACAACTGCTGTAGCGCACACCGCAGGGGCCGCGATAATTGAGCAATACCTCCCTAACCTGACCGTTTGGCCTTGTCCGGACTCAGGTGGAGGCCCCTATACACTCGTTTACTGGCGCATGAGGCGCATACAAGACGCAGGGGGCGGCGTCAACGTTCAAGATATTCCGTTCAGATTTATTAACTGCTTTGTGGCTGGACTTTCTTATTTTCTTAGTGTTAAGAAGCCAGAAGTCATGCCAGAGCGCGTTTTGTTTTTGAAACAGGACTACGAGGATCAGTTTAACTTGGCTGCCCAGGAAGACCGTGAGACTGCTCCGATCCGGTGGGTTCCAAGGAACATTTTCTATTCGAGGTAAAGGATGCCTAGTAAGTATTCTTCCGGTAAGTATGCGATTGCCGAATGCGACCGGTGCGGTCAGCGGTACAAACTTGTCGAACTTCGTAAGTTGACGATTAAGACTAAACAAGTTAGCATCAAAGTATGCCCTGAGTGTTGGGATCCAGATCATCCGCAATTACAATTAGGTTTGTATCCTGTAAATGATCCGCAAGCAGTGCGTGAGCCAAGACCTGATATCAGCTATTATGGTTCTGGAAGTAGTGGACTGCAGATTCAAAACGGGGTTGACAATTCACTTGATGAGAACGGATATCCTGAAACTGGAAGTCGAGTGTTTCAATGGGGCTGGATGCCGGTTGGTGGTTCCAGTGGTTTTGATAGAAGCCTAACGCCAAATGCCTTGGTTGCAAAAGGCACGGTAAATTCAGTCACAATAACGTAGGAGTAAATTATGGCTAAAAAAGAAATGGATAACGACATTGCTCAAGATAAAGCAATGATCAAAAAAGCTTTTAAAGAGCACGATGCTCAAGAACATCCTGGTAAGCACACTAAAATCGTCCTTAAAAAAGGCGGTATGCCTACAAAGAAAATGGCTAAAGGTGGTGTAACTCAGTCTAATCTTAGAAGCATGGGTCGTAATATGGCTCGTGTTACTAACCAGAAGTCTTCTTCAAGGGGCAAATAATGGCTAAATTCAGCATGAAAAAAGGCGGCAAAGAAGTAGGTCCAGCTTCGTTATATGCGCAAGCACATAACATGAAAGGTAATGTTATTAATGGACAAGAGGCTGTTCATTATGCTACTGACCCAAATACAATGCGTGCAGACGAGTCTACTCCTGGGGGCATGCCCGCAAGACGCGTAAGTTTAGGCAACATTACAAATGGTCCTAAATCCACTGGGATAGAAACTCGTGGTAACGGCGCGGCTACAAAAGGTAGAATTGCAAGAGGACCAATGGCGTGAATTACGAAACGTTGTACAACACAATCCAAGCGTATGCTGAGAATACGGAGTCTTTGTTTCTTGCAAACATTCCAGTATTTGTACAGCAAGCCGAAGAACGTATATACAACACAATTAATTTCCCGTCACTTCGTAAGAATGTTACCGGTACTTTGACCGCAAGTAATTCTTATTTATCTTTACCGATAGATTGGCTATCAACATATTCCATAGCTATATACACATCAGACTATACGACTGTGCCGTTTACCTACCTTCTTAATAAGGATGTAAACTTTATTCGAGAGGCATATCCAAATCCAACGGCGCAAGGAACGCCTAAATACTATGCAGTCTTTGGACCTCAATACAATAATCAAAATGAATTGTCTTGTATTCTTGGGCCTACGCCGGATCAATCTTATAACGTAGAGTTACATTATTTCTTTTACCCCCCTTCAATAGTTCAAGGTATTATTACTTCTGTAACCAACGTTACCAATTCAGGATTTGGTTATGCTCCTGGTTTGTATCAAAATATTCCTTTGACCGGTGGGTCTGGGCAGAGTGCTTATGCCGACTTTTTAGTGGGATCTAGCGGAACAGTAACTTCCTTTACACTTCAAAACGGTGGCAATTTTTATGCTGTTGGAGATTCTTTAGGTGTATCTGCATCTAGCCTTGGCGGATCAGGATCGGGCTTTGCTATCAATGTCAATACGATTAACAACTCAAATGGAACAAGCTGGTTGGGCGATAACTTTGATCCAGTACTTCTTTATGGATCTATGCGCGAAGCCATGTTGTTTATGAAGGGTGAGCAAGATTTAGTTAAGTACTATGAAGATAAGTACTCAGAAGCGCTTATGCTTGCTAAACGCCTCGGAGATGGACTTGAAAGAGGTGATGCGTATAGGGATGGTCAAACTAAGCTGAATACTAATATTAGAGGTAATGCAGCAGTATGATCATCCAAACCCAGACTACCCAGTTTAAATCAGACTGCTTGAACGGTCTGGTTAACTTCACAACGACTTCTCCGTATACCTATAAGGTGGCTTTGTATACTGCTTTGAGCAATCTTAACAATACGACAGCGACTTATTCTGGTACAACGGCAGAGGTTGTGGCTAATGGGTATACGGCAGGTGGTAATGTCATTACGATATCTGCTAATCCGGGACAGGATTTGGCTAACAACGTAGCTTTTCCTTACTTTAATAATGTGACCTGGACAGGCGCAACTATTACCGCAAGAGGAGCTTTAATTTACAATGCAACTACGGGTAATTCTGTTTTCGTTTTAAACTTTGGTAACGACATTACCATGAACAATTTCACCATAACCTGGCCTGCCGCAACATCAACTACTGCGGTTATTACCATTTCTTAAGGAGTCAAGATGACTAACGAACTTTCAAAATTTGGCGACCATGCAGTTGCTACATTACAAGCTAATGCTAAGATCCCAGAAGGAATGGGCGTTGAAGGTTGGTATCACGTTGTTTGCCGCGACAAAGACGGAAACATTAAATGGGAAGAAGAGTTTCCCAACCTAGTGGTAGCAGTAGGAAAGCAGTTAATGCTTGATACTTTACTTAGAGGCTCAAGCTACTCTGTGACCGGACCTTACCTTGGTTTGCTCAATGCAAGCATTACACCCGCTGCAACAGACGTTATGAGCACAATCGTTCCGTCTAAAGAGTTTATAGCTTATACAGTGGGCGGATCAGCCGTTCGCGGTACAGCAGTTTTTGCATCATCTACCAGTACAGGATCAACTCCTTCTAACGTAACATCTTCCACAGCAACGGCTATTACCTATACAATCACAGGTAGTGGTGGTACGGTATACGGATGTTTCTTGGTACTTGGTACAGGCGCTTCTAGTGCTCAAAGCAATACAAGCGGTACTTTGTATTCTGAAGGAAACTTTGGTACAGCGAAAACAACGACATCTGGAGATACTGTCAGCGTTACTTTTTCGACCACCGCTACGTCTTAATTAAGGGGTATGTATGGCCTTTCTAGTCAAAGACAGGGTTTTAGAGACATGTAGTGCGCCGGGCACGGGCGTAGTTACGCTCCTTGGTGCTGTTACGGGGTATCAAGCCTTTAGCGCGGCGTTTGGTTCTGTTAACGGCACAACTACATATTACTGTATTGCAGACCAAGGCGGCGCTAATTGGGAAGTGGGTCTTGGCACTTGGAACACAGGCAATACGTTAAGCCGTACCACAGTACTGTCTTCTAGCAATGCAGGGTCTTTAACTAATTTTGCGTCTGGTACACAGAACGTATTTTTAACATACCCGTCTGAAAAAGCTGTCTATATAGACCCAACAACAAGTAACGTATCGCTTGCAACGCTTTCTACTACGGGCGATATTACGATGTCTGGCACTGGAGAAATCCAAGTAGCTGCGGGTACGACGGCACAAAGATCAGGCTCTCCTGCAACGGGCATGTTCAGGTATAACACAACGCTTGCTCAGTTTGAAGGTTACAACGGAACGATCTGGGGCGGTATTGGTGGTGCTCAAGCGGGCGGCGCTATTCAAGTTAACAACACGACAGCAAGCGTTAGCTATACCATCGCAACGGGCACAAACGGTTTCTCAGTTGGTCCAATCACAACAGCATCTGGAGTTAGCGTCACGGTGAGCTCAAGCCAGAGATGGGTAATCATTTAAGGAAATAACATGGCTTCAACGATCTCCGCCGGCCTCACTACCACCACCGCACTGGTTTACTCAGCGGATACATCTGGCGTACTTCAGCTACAGACTAATGGTACGACTACTGCGGTAACAATAGATACAGCTCAAAACGTGGGTGTGGGAGTTACTCCTAGTGCAAGTTGGGCTACAAATTGGAAAGGTGTTCAGTTTTCTGGAGCTGGTTCTTTATTTGGAAATACCGCAGGAAATCAAATATCTTTGTATTTCAATACTATAAACGGAACATCCAATAATTTATATCAAAATAACGGGTATGCAACTTATTATTCTCAAGGTGCGGGTACTGGTCAACACGCTTGGTATGTAGCGCCATCAGGAACTGCTGGTAATGCTATTACATTTACCCAAGCAATGACACTACTTAATAGTGGTGCATTATTAGTTGGTCAAACATCGCAAAACAATAGTGAAATATTTGGAATTACACAAAGCTCAGGAAATTACACTTCTCAATTTACAAATAGTGCGTCAAGTAATCCCCAAGGATTATTTATAAAATATACAGGTGCATCTCCAAATTCTGCTGGAGCAAATTTTATTCAATGTCAAGATAATGGACCAACAAATAGATTTGTAGTCAATTCAAATGGTGGTGTTGCTAACTATCAAGCAAATAATACTAATCTCTCTGATGCAACCATGAAAAAAGATATAACTCCCGCAAAGAGTTATTTGTCTATTCTTAATCAAATACCAGTTGTTACATTTTTATTTAACGACCAAACTGATACAGATTTAAATATTGGTGTAACTGCTCAATCTGTACAGTCAGTAGCTCCTGAGTTAGTTGGAATAATGGACATAGGAACAAAAGAAGCTCCTAATGTCAAACTTGCTATTTACGAAACAGATTTGAAGTACGCAATGTTAAAGTCCATTCAGGAGTTGTCAGCACAAGTTACCGCATTACAAGCAAAGGTGGGTATATGAACGAAATATGGCATCCATGTGCAGGATTTGAAACGCATTACGAAGTTAGTAATTTAGGAAATGTTCGTTCTATTGAAAGAATGGTTAATCATTATTGTGGGGGTTCAAAAGTTAACCCATCAACTATTTTGAAAGCAGGCAAAAGTAAAAGTGGTTATTTAACTGTTTCTTTTTGTATTGATGGTGTAAAAAGCAATCAAAGTGTGCATAGATTGGTTGCAAGAGCGTTTATTGAAAATGAATCAAACAAACCACAAGTTAATCATAAAGATGGCAACAAACATAATAACAATGTAGATAATCTTGAATGGGTCACAAGGTCTGAAAATGGACTTCATGCTTACAGAGTATTAAAAGTTCCAACAAGAAGAAAAGAACTATCAGCAAAAGTAACAGCTCTAGAAGCAAAGGTAGCATAATATGTCATCCAATATTCTCAAGGCGGACAATGGCGTGTCAAGTGGCACAACGGGTCTAGTCTATACCGCTGGTAACGATGGAACTTTACAACTAGCTACGACCACTTCAGGTGGTACGGCAACTACTGCAATAACGATAGATAATAGTCAGAAGGTTACGTTTGCAAATACGATAGGGTTTGGTTCTAATGCGGGTATAACCTTTAACAACTCTTCTGCTCTTACAAATAGTACGCTTAATGACTATGAGACAGGGACTTGGACACCAACGGATGTAAGTGGAGCAGGATTGACAATTACAAATCAATTTGCTTTTTATACAAAAATTGGCAATATGGTTTTTGCTTCTTGCGATATTACATATCCATCAAATTCCAATGGTTCAAATGCTCAATTTAGTATGCCATTTGTCAGTACAAATTATGCAAATGGTTATGTTGGTTATTCAAGTTATACCGCAACTGCACTTTATTTTGAAAATACAACTAACTCATCTACCATGACAATTGCAAATTCAAATTTTGCACAATTATCAAATGCAACAGTAAGCGGTAAAAGATTTATCATAACAATGGTATACAAAGCTCAATTCTAAGGAGTCACAATGACACTCGCATCAAACACAATTATCGACAAAACAGAAGTGCTAGAAGACGGCACTATTCAAGTACGCCAAGCAGAAATCATTACCAAAGATGGTGTTGAGATTGCAAGAAACTTTCATCGTTGGGTACGTCACCCCGGTGACACTGCTGCTCAATCTGATCCTGCTCCAGTACCTGCAATAGCTAGTGCAGTATGGACATCCGAAGTAGTCTCAGCTTATCAGGCGGCACAAGCGGCACAAAGACCTATAGGAGTTTAATATGACAACAGTTATTGGGGGATCATCCCCATCAATTACGTTTAGTGACTCAACAACACAGTCTACTGCGGCTTTGCCTTTGACGGGCGGTCAGCTAAGTGGCAATTTAACCTTTGCTACTGGTACTAATGGAATAGTATTTAACAATAGTAGTGCCGCTATAAACAGTACGCTCAATGATTATGAGACAGGGACTTGGACTCCAATTGCAGGTCCAGCAGGTGGTTCTCTAACAAGCTATACAAGTACTGGATACTATGTAAAAGTTGGGCAAATGATATATATTAATGGTCAAATAACAATTACAAATGCAGGAACCGCTTCTGGAATACTAAACTTATCAGGATTGCCGTTCACTATTGGCGGAAACTCAAATGCGTCTAAAGGGCAAATTACTTTTACCGTTAGAGAATCTGCGTATACTGGAACTACATATATTGGATGGTTTGCAGGTGGTGCTACAACAGGCAATATTTCAGGGAATAGTGGGGTAGCTATTGCTTGGAGTAACAACTATACATACCCATTTCAATTTACATACCAAGCAACATTCTAAGGAGTCAAAATGACATTATCATCACGCACAACAATCGACAAAACAGAAGTTTTAGAAGACGGATCTATCCAGGTACGTCAAGCAGAGATCATCACCAAAGACGGTGTTGAGATTGCAAGAAACTTTAGCCGTTGGGTTAGACACCCAGGGGATACTGCGGCGGCAACAGATCCAGCACCCGTACCCGCAATCAGTGCGGCAGTATGGACACAAGAAGTAATATCAGCTTACCAAGCTCAACAAGCTAAACCATGAACCAACTCACCACACTATTAAAAGACAAGCACGTTCTTTGGGCGTTGTTTATTGCGGTGCTGTCCGTGATGCAGGGTTTCTTATTTGTCTTTCCGCTGACTCCTGTTCACCAGATGTTAGTGGGCATTATAATTTCCGTGGTCGTGGTATTACTGCGATACATTGAACTTAACCAACCTACAGGGAATTAATATGCAAGAAATAAAA